GAAGTTTAACTACACACCATATACTAGAGATATAGTAGATAACGATAATTTATATTCAATAACCTATCAAAATGTTGATTGGCGAATAGCCGATTGTAGTGTATCTAATGATAGAATGAGTGTAACTTTGATATGTTACTTTAACAAACCAAGTGTAGATGTATAGATGGCAACTCAACAAGATGTTAGGTTATACGCACAGGCAATACAAGCACAATTATCTAGTATAGTTACGCCTGTTCCTGTATATGCTAATTTCAATAGAAATTTTGCAACGCAACCTAAATTTATTACTTGGCAATTAAGAGATGTGCATCAACCAGTTTATACTGGTAATGTTCAAAGTATTAAAGGCATAGATACACCTGTTTTTCAAATAAGTGTATTTACTACAGAAATGGCAGATGGTTTTAATATTGCAAATACTATTTTGCAAGCATTACATGGTTATAGTGGAACTTTTGGTAATGTTACTTATAATTTTAATGTTTCAAAAGCAGATGTAGTGTGGTTATATCATGGATACGACAATGAGATTGGGCTTCATAATATATTTATGGATTGCACCTTATACATACCAACATAAGAACTTTTTAATTTTTTAATGTGAGGAAATAAATTATGGCACTTCCAAATAAAGTTTTACCAGGTTTTAGCGCAAGTCTTTATTGCCAAGCTTCAGCAACACCAACACCTTTAACAGTAGCAAACCTTTCTGTATATGCAAGCGTTTCAGCTTTAGCAGTTTCAGCAAATTTATTGCCTGTAGAAGCTATTCCAGCTTTTGGTCAAGATGATGCAATGGCTAACTTTAATGTAGCAGGCTCTCGTCAATCTGACAAGATTCCTACACAAGCCGCTCCAACATCAATGACAATTACTGCGGCATGGAATCCTTCAGACGCAAACCTTTTATTAATGCGTGGCGATGCTTATAACGGCACAATTGATAGAACATTTATTATTTCTGCTACTGATGGCACAAATATTGTTAATTACGCTTTTAATGGCCGAGTAGGTCAATTCACAGTTGATCCTAATCCAACTGCTGAATCTAAATGCACATTTACAATTCATCCGCGCGGCAATCAATATGGTTGGTCAAATAATACTTAATAAGGATTGAATATGAAATTATCTGAAGCTATTGAATTATTAACAAGCACCTATCAAAGCCTTGATGCAGTAGCTTTAGGTTTGCCTGTTGATGCAAAAGAAGTTGCTGATGCTTTAGCAAAAGCTGATCCTGATAGTGCTGAATATGTTGCATTACAAGCATTGGCTAAAGTTAATCCTTATGAAAATACAAAAAAAGAAAAGGTAAAACAAAATGACGACTACAATCAAGAATAGTGATGATTTATTAAGTTATTTAGTGAGCCAAGCCAATTCAGGTCAAAAGAATTGGTTTGGTTTTGCTCAACAACGATTAACAGGTATTGCTTTAGCCCATGAGATTGCTAAAAATCATGCGGATAAACTTACGCCTGAAGAATGTGTCGATTATGCTATTAAACTTAATAATGCGGTTTATCATAAAATAATTAAGGCAGATTAATGAGTGTTAAATTTGCAGTCAATGGTTTAAAAGAAACTCTTGATGCATTTAAAGAATTTCAAGAGCAGTTTGGCGATAAAGACGCAAAGAGCAAAGTATTAATACCAGCAGTTAGAGAAGCCATGAAGCCTGTATTGGCTATGGCAAAAGCATTATCACCTAAAGACACAGGCGCATTGGATCGTTCTTTGTATATCACCGCAAGGCGACCTAGTAGAAAAGATATGAAGTCAAGATATGTAACACCAAAAGATTCTGTTATATCTCTCGTTTCATCTCAACCAATTCCTAAAAAAGTAAAGCAACAATTTCAAGCTCAATATGGTGATTTAAAAGGCAAGGAATATAAAAAGGCTAGAAGAAAATTTTATACTGAAGCGGGCGTTATGTTTGACGCTAGAGCTATAGCAAATGAATTTGGCACTGCTAATATGTCAGCCACAAAAAATGGATGCTTACAAAGCTAAAAAATTAACAACATAAGGAAAAGATATGAGTAAATTAGCAACTGCACTCGGTAAAAAATACGAGGAAAATAGGTTATCAGTATTAACTAGATCGTTTGAATTAGGCGATCATACATTTAAAGTAAGAGTGCCAAGCGTTCAAGAAATTGAAGCTATTTATAATTACTTTAAAAATCCTAATCAAGAAAAAGTTGAGCTTGAGTATCAAAAAATGCTCAAAGAATTTGATGGCCTTAAAGAAAAAGAAGGCGTAGAGATAAAAGATAACGATATGGTTATTGATGGTAGGTCAATAAGAGAAACTGCCAAGAATAAACATATATTGCAACATAGAATAGTTGAATATATTAAATTTCTAATACCTGAAACTGGATCATTAGAAGATATAAATTATGAAGATGTAGAAACTGAATTTCCATTATCTGTTCAAATGACTTTAGTGGAAAAAATTAACGAGGTTATTAGCCCTGAATACAAAGACATAAAGTCAAAGTAGTAGGCTCGTTAAGAACCCAAGTGCGGGCGGCTATGGTCTTTAACGGGCATACAATACAAGATATAGACGCTTTAGATGAAGCAACCATGAATGAAATAACAGTCATGTATGCGGATGGGTTAGTTGGAAATAGAGGTTTATTAAATATGCAAGGAACTCTAGTTGCTGGAGTTTTTAATTATTTAAGAGCAAGTGGTAGCCAACCTTATACTCTAAAAAGCGTTTTAGGTAGTGCTTATGAATATTTTTATGGCATAGAAAAAGCTGATCCTAGCGAATCTTTACTAGCATTTATGTCGCAAGCACCTGACTTTAAAATGGACAGATTTAAAGGTAAATAAATATGGCAATTATTTCAAGATTAGCAGTTTTACTTGGGCTTGATGCAGGCGAGTTTAATGCCAATCTAGGCAAGGCTAAAGAAAAAGTAGAAGGCTTTAGCACAGGCGCAAAAATATCTTTACTTGCAGTTGGAACTGCCTTTGCCGCTTCCGCTCGTGAAGCAATTAACTTTGCTGATAGAATTGAAGAAGTAGCAAAAGCTAATGATATGTCAATTCAATCTGTATTGCGTTTATCAAGCGCATTACAGTTAAGCGGTGGCAATAGCGATGATGCTGGTAAGCTTATGGCATCATTCGCAAACAAAGTTGATGAAGCCGCGCAAGGTGGCGAAAAGGCACAGAAAGCTTTTTCATCTATTGGCATATCTCTAAAAGATTTAAGAACTCTTACCCCCCAAGAATTATTTGAAAAAACTGCAATTGCTTTAGCTTCCATTGAAGATACTACAAAAAGAAATGCTACGGCTATGGATATGTTTGGCCGAGCAGTTCGTGGCCTTGATATTAAAAGTTTAGGCGATCAATTACAAAGCAATAAAAGCAAATTTGAAGAATCAGAGGTAGCATTTACTAAAATTGCTAATTCCATTGATCGTTTAGATAAATTTACTTTTCAATTAAAAATAAATCTTGCTAATGGACTTGCGCCTGCTTTTGAAGCCGTAACTGTTTCCATGCAAAATTGGTTAGATAAATCAAATCGTATAGTTGATAGATTTCAAGAAATTAAAAAAGAAGCAGGATGGTGGGCGGCTTGGAAAGACAAAGAAGGTATTGGCAAATATGTTTCTCCAAGCGAAAGAGAATTTGGATCAGTTCAAGGTGCTAATGTTCCTGGTATTATGTCAGGCATTGGTGGCGTAGCCGCAGATAAAAAAAATATTAGAGAAGTTACTGAAGCTAAAAATAAAGATGCTGAAGCGGAAGCAAAAAAATTAGCTGAAGCGGCTAAAAGACAACAAGAATTTTATGAAAGAGAATTGCTTATTTCTCAAGCAAAAGGTTTGCGATTACAAAAAGAAAATGAATTAGCTTTCCTTGCAAAAAATGAAAGAAATCTTCAATTAGAATTATTTGACATAGAGCAAAAGCGTCAGCAATTAACTTTAGGTGATCAATTTGGCCGCAAGATGAATCC